TCTGTCATACTTCTCTCCAGTAACATGTCTTTTTAAGCCATAAAGTTCTCCAACTTCTGCGACATACCTTGACAGTCTGTGGAAGATTCCCCATTAACTTTCTGTAACACTCTATGTAGATATCACCTAATAGGTAACAAATAGAATGAGGTCTTCTTTTAGTTCTTCTAAAGTCGTGACCAAACCCTAGCTTATGTCCATATTCGTGAAGTATATTTGCACCAATCTTATCCGTCTGTCTCCTATCGAAATATCTAGTGTTAACATATTGGTACTTAGTATTCTTGTAAGTGTATCCGATTACTTTCTTCAATGTGTAATAATCATCAACGTAGATATCTATCTCATAATCTTGTTCTGGACTAAGTACTTCAGATCCACTCATTATATGATTATATATATCTATAGTGTTCCTCCCCTTCCACTTAGATGTTTCGCCCCAGGGTTTCATCATAATAACTTTATCTCTAAACAACTGGGAGTTAAGTATACGGTGCATCTCCATAGTAACTCTTTCAAGCTTCTGCTTTCTTTCACCTGTGTCTATTCTAGTGGCATCAATATTAATTTTTGTTATCATCTTCAGCCTCCATTTTATCCAATGCTATTGTGATCTTCCTTAAGTCAGATAGGTGGACATAGTGATGAGAATACATATAAGACGGTTTATCCCCCTGTTTTATAATTCTGTCTATAATTCCTATCATATATTCTTCTGCTTCCGCATTGATGAAAGTGTGTCGACCAAAATTTATCTCCCTCTTAATAACTTTCTCTTTTAGAAAAGCTGAGTGAGTCTTATTTATAGCTAATTTAATTATGCCAAATATACTGCCGACTATAATCACTTTATATACTAGGATTCCTAGTAATATCCAAATGGCTAACTCTGGCAAGTCTTTTAGTATATTTCCAGCCTCTTTAATTATTTCCAACATCTTCGACCCCCCCAGTCTTTTCTTCTTCTTTAGTTACATACATCGCTTCTAGTTTATCTGTAAAATAATCTTTCAATGACTTATTAGATTCAGGGTCTTCTTGCTTGTCGGCTATCATTTGCGAGAATGCCTTCTGCGCTACTGCTACACCACTTAATAAGAATTGAGACTCGACAATATTAGCTAAGTACATATCATTATTTTTATCGAAGTCTGTTTTCTTAAGTCGTCTGCTTAGAAACCCTAATTCTTTAGATACAAATGCACATGTGTCTTCATTCTCTTTTGCTAATTTTTTAAAGTGTTCTTTATCCATTGTGTTCTCCTCACATATATTTTTTAAATCTATCGTATTCGCTCTTACTTCTTTCGTCTATATAGATTTGTTGACCCTTACAAACTATCCCACCTGGTGATATATAGTTTCCATAACTGTAGTCACTAGACCAAGTATCGCAATCAAGACGTATATCTTTAGAGACAGCCAAACTATCTTCGAAAAAATAACCAAATGCTTCTCGCATACAGTCGGAAAAAATATCAATGCTAAAAAAATCAAAGCTATCGTACTCGATGTAGAGAGCATCGTGCAAAGGATAAATAACATTTAAACCTCTATCTTGGCATAACTCAATTGCCTTTCGAAGTATGCAGCTCCCCATTCCTTGAACAGGTAAATTACTAACACTTCTTTTATTGTCGTTATCTCCGAACATTAGCCAACCATCAGCCAAAACCCAATAACCTTTTACTGCATATGTATATCTTACAGTATCAACATATCGAGCATAGTCTGGAAATGCAACTTCGAATTTCTTTATTAGTGCCTTAGCTTCTTTAACTTCAACTCTTCTACCTGTATCCATTGTAAGCTTCTTAGCTAATGCATCAGGACCCATTGAGTAAGATATCCCTAATGTTGTAGCCTTAAATAGATCCCTCATTTCTTTATAGTCTGACTTCTCACCATCCCAGGGAACAGCTCCGGCTAACTTAGCGAAATATAAGTAAACGTCCCCTGATCTATATGCTTCAATCATCTTCTCATCTTTAGATAAATAGGCTGAGATCAAAAACTCTTGAGATGAATAGTCAATACTTGCAATAGCTTTACCTTTCTTAGGTAAAATTAAAGAGCGGAGCCACGCTGCCTTGAGTGGAATAAAACTTGTCGCCTTAGGTTGAAATCTCGCAGACTGCGACCCATAAGGATTGAGATAAGCTCTACACCTATCGTCTCTACCTATAGAGTCAAAGATAGTTTCTTGAGATTTAGCATTGATAGATTTAGGTAAGAATCCATTCAAGCTGCGCCTAGTCTTAAGGTATCTTAACACTTGAGCAGGTAAGAAATCACGAGGATAGTCATGAGAATATGTAAAGAACTTCTCCCAGGCATCTAACTTAAGACTATAGTCACCATTAGGCTTTGTCTTAGTTGGTTCTGTTCTCATCCATTTATCTTTATATTCACTCTCGGTAATCCACTCTTTTATAACTGCTAAATGCATCGAGTATCTATCATCTCTCTTATTCCACTTAAAGAAAGGTTTATCGAATTGACTATTAATATCTTTACATAGGTCTTTAAGCATTGGTTTGACAGATGCAGCAAAGTTCTTTGTAGCTTCTATATCTAAAGGATACCCCATTGCTTGTATGTATGCAGTTCTTGCACCACAGTTACCCCTATAAAGCATGTCATCTTTAGTAGGCTTATAGTCTCTTTGGAGGAAATATAGGTTAACTTCAGACATTATCTTATTCAACATAGGCCTAAGGTACTTAATATCTGAATTACAATATTTTGTAATATCTATACGGTGTCGTGCTAAGTCTTGAGCATCACCGTAGATACAAACATTCCGCATTTGATCTTTATGTTCAGTATCAATATTAATACCTAGTAATTTATAAATACCTGCAGCTAAATTTGTCTTAGCCTTAGCATTAGATACTGTCTTATCTGATCCATAGTTAGGTGCTTTAGTTGTGACAACTCTCCCGTTCATATACTGCTTACCATACATAAACTTATGCCAGTGATTGGTAATCATTTTCCATTCAATTTGAACATCAATCCACTTACATTTTATAGGGTTGATTCCTAAAGATATAAATGCGTGACCTTCTGCCAACACGTTCCAACAAACAAAAGTATATCCTTGATCTCTGAGTTCAATGAGTCTATCTTTCATGCGCTTCTTAGCTTGATCGTCGGAGTAAAGCCAAAATTCTTCAACTACACCCTTGATATCTAATGACCCACATATTAAATCTAAATTAAATTCGTTAGTGCCTCGATACTCAAAATCGATAACTACTGTCTGTAATGGAACTGACATTATTCAACCCCACTAGATACATCACTTACATCTTCTTCAGGTGCGAAACATTCTGCAACCTTGATATGATTAAAGCCTTCTATCTTAACAACCTTACCTAATTCTTTATCTTCATATCTAAAGTTCTTTAAGAAATCATCTACTTTAGACAATGATCTAGGGAAGAATGGAATCTCTTCCGCTAGCATCTTAAATGAATATGTAGGAGCGTCTCCGGTGACAATAAACTCTTCGAGTAATTGAGTCTGCCAGTTAGATAGAGAAGACATAACTAAACTCTTAAACTTTGGACCCCTATATTCAGTATGCTTATCAAAATCATCTGTAGCATTAGCTGTAATCCAGTTAAGAAAAGCATAAGGGAAGTCAGCATCAAATTGAATATATTTCCATAAAAAGTTAAGAGCATCCATACCGATACGGTCTTCAGCTCTTGCATCCGTTATATCTAATATAGAGAACTTTCTATCTAATTGCTCGATATAGACATCACTATCGTTATTCGTAGATATAATTGAAGAACAAAATATATCCTGGTCTTTTGCATTAACATTCTTAGATTCAATAGACGCGTATGTATTAGCCCAATCTTTTAATCTATTCTTTCTTGGAGAGTTGCCATTCCTATCTGATGAGAACTTGCACTCATCATAATAAGTTAATGTACAGTCCACCAAATGATTATTGAATTTAGAGTCTAGGCAAGATATTGCTGCCTTATTGAAGTTCTTGACACCGTGAAGCATCTTAATAGCTTCAACTAGTAAGTTTTTACCCGACCCACCTGCACCAATTAGACACAAGTATTGTTCCATCTTATAAGTAAGAGATGAGTTAATCCAATTGATAGCATACTGCCTACTTTGTTTGTTTATAAACAAGGTATCGAAGAATTTAATAAATCTATCATCCATTATCTTAGTAGAGTCAGGTCTAACTAAGTGCGGAGGTGTGATGTATCTATTATACATTCTAACTTGGTAACCGTCTTGACTCTGATTTCTAAAAGGTCTTTGAGTCCTGGGGTTGTACTCAAATGAACCGTGATATTTGAGGCTCATTGCAAGCTTAACCTGCTCAGGGTTTGTTAATCTGACCCATGCCTTCTCTTTTAAGTCTGTGTATACATGAGTGTCAGAATGAACCATACAGGCTTCACCTAACGTATTATATATATCTACTACGGGTACTAAACTCTCTAAGAACTCTTGCGATATCTCAGTATTTCCCGTTGTCTGCTTATATTCTTGTATTTTTTGATTATTTAATAGCCTACCTAATTCTTCAAGTACTAGGGGGAAACTATCCTTGAGTGTTTGAAATAGATCAGAATCACTTTGCACCAATAGATCGGGGTCAATCTCCATTAACTTCTTCTTATCCTCAGACAATACTTCTTTAAAGAACTTACGACCTGCTGAAGCACCCTTTAAAGGTATGCCTGAGACTACAATGGCACCAGTTGCGCCTAGTGATACATCGTTATTGTTTGTAATGTAATTAGTGAGTTTTTTGTGTAGTGAAGTCTCTTCTGACATCGTCATTCTCCTGTATTAATTAAAAGTTTTTAAGTCTCAACTAACACCTCTCAAGAGGAAGATGAAAGTGACAGAAGAGTCTTCGATTTAAGTTATAGGGAAGTAGTGTCATTTTGTCAATAAGAGAGGATCCACTATGTAAAATAGTAGGTGCGGATATTAAATCCTTGTTTCAACCTTTACCTCTCAATTAAAGGTTTCTTTTTAGAAAAATTTGAAGTCCATACCAGTTGAGATTTAGTGTTTTCGGACACCGTGAGGTGCGTTAAAAGTAAAGAATTGTTATTTTTGATGTTAATTATTAAGATATCTAGAATATTTAGCCATTTCTGCATAAAATCCTTTCTCATTGATTGAGAACCTACAGTCTACAAAATAAAATATAAAAAGTAAAACACTCCTTTGTAATAATTGCCCTATAGTAATATTCTATATAGTGTGAGGTATGGATAATGAAAAAAGTAGAGATATTAGGTGAGATTTATAAAGTTACAACAAAGATTCCTACCAAGTACCGTGAAGAAGTTGATTCTTCTCTGTATTCTGGTTTATGTTTTAGAGAAGATAAAATAATATGGATAAGTCCAACTCTTAGTGGTCAAGAGTTCTATAAGACACTGATACATGAGATGGGACATGCGCTACTATACACTAATGCTGTATTCTTCACGGGCTCTATAACTCCAGAACTTGAAGAAATTATAGTTGAGACAAATAGCAATATGGTAAATAAGTTTATTGTCTCAATGTTCAAAGATATACTTAAAGGTGATGAGAAAGACTTAAAGTCTAAGCTTTCAGCGTATATTAACTCTTAAAATTCAGATATATAGCGTAATTTAGTTCCTAATTGCCATTAAATTGAGTCAGAATAATGCCATTTTTAGAAGTTAAAGGCTTCTAAGGTGTTGAATTATGTATAGAAAGTGCAATAGGAGATAATTGTTTCATAGCGAAAAGGAGCTTTTATGAAATTATTATCTTTATTAGTATTAAGTTTTATTCTAATCAGTTGTGAGGGTGAAAAAGGTGGAGCATCAAGCGAAGCCGAATCGACACCAGTATCTAAGACATTAGGTTCTGATGATATAACTGATAGTTATTATGGGACGTATATAACTGAGTGTTATGTAAATGGATCAGCTTCTTCAGTTGCTGATGATGTTAGATTGACAATAGTTATTGATGCAACTGGTACAACAATTACAGAAGAGATATATGTAGGTGGTGGACTAGGATGCTTACCAGGTAACTTAGTTACGACATTAACACATGACAGTATAGGAGAGTTTGAAGTAGAAAGCTCATTAAATGAAGACGGTGAAGTAGTTGAGTCGAATAAGTTGTCATTAGAGGTAATCGATACAGTGTTTACAATGGAACATATTGTATTTGATGACTATAACTGTGGTGGTGTAATCATTGATAATGTAGGAGATAGTGAAATGTTACCAGTAGGAGGGTGTGAATACTCTAGAACAGGTGATCAATATGAGTTTAACTTCAGTGGAGAACTTCCAACGCTAAACATATCTAATAACGGGTCAAATATCCAAGGCTTACTATTAAGTAGTCTTGAATTAACTAAACAATAATCTTTTCGCTAAAGATTGGGCAAGAGATACTTAGAAATAGGTGTCTCTTGTCAGTTTATTGACTAAATAGGTGTTATATTAGATATTATAGAGACTCGAATGAGTTAACATAATCGAAGGATTTAGCGTGTCAACTAAAAAAGTAACTAAGAAAGTAGGTCGTCCGACCAAATACAAAGAAGAATATTGCCAACAAATGATAGATTATTTCAATCAACCTTTATATGTCTATGAAGCTGAAGAGAGAATGAGTGCAAGTGGTGCAATTAAAGAGGTTATGGTTAAGAGAGCTAATGATATCCCTTTGTTTGAAGCTTTTGCATTTGATATCTGTGGTGTCTGCGATGATACAATTAGGGAATGGAGAGATATTCATCCTGAATTTTCCTCGTCTTATAAGATAGCCAAAGGGTTTCAGAAGAGATTTATCAAAACTCACGCACTAAGTAAAAATTACAGTGAAGGCTTTTCTAAGTTCTTTGCAATCAATAACCTTGGTATGGTAGAGAAATCAGAACTGAAGACTGAGAACGAACATAAACATGAAGGCTATGGACTAGCTTTTGATTTGACAAGGAAGCCTGAGTAAACACAGGAGATAATTGTGAGATACATTGTAAAAGACGCACCTAAAGACTTAAACGCGGACCAACAAGAGGCATTCAATATGCTTGTAAGTAAGATGAATGAACTATCCGACTTACTAGATGTAAGAGAAGAGAAGGTCAGAACCCTTGGCGACATAATAGCTAATATGGAGAAGACCCTAACCAGAGAGCGTAACGATTATAAACACCTAGATAAACAGAAAGTTGAAGCGGATAAAAAAGCTGAAAAGGTTGCAAAACTATTGACGGACTTCATTAAAACAAGCAACATGTAAATCAAAACAACATTAGCACAAACATGAAGGATATGGATTAGCCTTTGATCTAAGCAAGAAGCCTAAATAACTAAAGGATAATCACATGTCAAACTATCGAACAGTATTGAAATATGCTGAGCTTCCACACATCGTATTTCTGCGAGATGGTATAAAGAATCAAAGAGAAACATTACTAAATGAGTTAGCTGAGAAAAGATTACAAACTAATGGTAGATACGCTTGCAGGTCAACTTCAAATAAGATAGGTTCTTACTCTAAGAAAATTAATGAGACTAACACCGTTATAGCTGAGAAGCTTAAGGCGATTGGCGCACTATAAGGTTTCTTATCGTGCAATGGAGAATTAAATGAGTACGTCGCTATGTAAAAAATGCAATAAAGAAATAGATGATCAAGACATATTGGACGCTGGCATGGAAGAGATTTGTCATCAGTGTTGGGAAGAAAGACTTAAAACTAACAGCGAAAAGGAGTGAGGGAGTGAATGAATTAAGTAAGTTGCCTGACACAAGAACTATATGCTCAACAGCTTGGTACTTTTTAGATGTCAAAGCCATATACAATTCGACAGATGAAGTTGAGATTGGAAATAAAGAGTTAAAAACTAAAGATCTTTCAGTTTACGATCAAGCAAGTTTAAAATTCAAAGTTGATGAAGAAAATTTAATATATCTACACTCTTTAACTGAGCATTTTCTAGGCTATTGCGAGCCTGATAATTGTGATTTTTGCAATAGAGAAGAAGATTAACCGCACGATAAAAAACGTTAACGTGTAATGGAGAATAGAATGACATGGTGGTTGTTCAAAGAGGAAGTTTTTATAACAACCCAAAGATAGATAATCTAAAAAGAAACCCAGAATTAAAAGATTAACTCTTATTAGTTATCGAAAGGAATGAAATGAAAGATGAAGAAGTTAATAAAATTATTGCTGAATATATGGGTTGGACATTCCACCAATTTTCTTCTGGAGTATTGCTCGCAAAAGACGGTGAGATTCATGACTCATCTGATTTATACACTGAATCCCTCGACGCTCTTGTTCCTGTTTGGGAGAGGGTTAAGTTTGTACCAAGCTTCCAGCACAGTAAAGACATTGAGTGGAACGAACCAACTACTAAGATCGACGGCAAATTTAGATGCCATGTGAGAGAAATTTCTTACTCAGACTCTTATTGGTCGGATGGAGAAACAATCCATCAAGCAGCAGCCCACGCAACAGCAAAAGCAATTTTAGCATTAAAAGATTAACTCTTATTAGTTATCTATATAAAGGAAGGAAGGAAATGAATTTAGACAAAGAAATACAAGATAAAATAAACGATTCATTCAGGGCTATGCATAGAAAAACAGACGCATATATTATCGAGCAATTATTCAGCCTTATAAGTAATGGAGTTATCGAGTTAACTCAGACGCAAATGGAGACAAAAAGACTTGAGGACTTAGATACGAATAGTTTAAAACTTTCCACTTCAAAATGTGTGGGTCTAAGTTTTAAAGGAAAAGAGAAGATCATAGAACTCGAAGCCAAAAACAAGCAGCAAGAGAAGTTGTTGATTGAGGCTTGTGAGGTAATGACTAAATTTGAAAATTCAATAGAGATAAGATCAGGATATGTATTGGAATTTAAGAGAAAACCATTAATAAAAGAACTACTAGAAAGAAAGAGTAATAATAATTAACAGCACTATGAATGAGTGCAATGGAGAATAAGATGGAAAAAGATGGATGGAAAATATCAAGGCTAAACATTAATCACTGTGAGTATGGAGAGCACAAAGGGAAGCACACTGGATCTGTTGAGTTCAAAAATAATAATAGGGATTCTTTTATATTTCAAATGACTCCAGAAAAAGTTGAGCAGTACATGGATTTGATAAGAAGAGATGTCGTCGAGACTGCTGAGAACCTTGGAAAGCTACTGGCTAACAGTATTAATTAAGCACCTTAAGTGCAATGGAGAGATAATGTTAACACAAGTGGAAACTGACCTACTAAATAAGGTCGAGGTACTGGAATCCTTACTGAAAGAGGCTTGCGGTAGACTAGATACTAAGGCTCTATATTTGGAGAGATTCGCACCTAATTTCAGGCAGGATAATAGCTTCAATCAAAAGCCTGAAATACTAGAGTTATTCAAAGACGAAAAATAGACATATCTAAACTAATTCCATACTATTTTACTAATGGAATTAACAATACCTTTATCGTTTTCAACCTTCGACCCTACACCTATCGCTTGGCAGTATCGAGCTATATGGGATCAGCACAACACCTGGGAATATCATAGAGGTGTAGTTGCAGTACTATATAGTGGAGCAGTTGGTTCCGCTAAAACTTCACTAGCTTGTTTCCAGGCAATACATCATTGTACAACTACACATAGAGCAAAATGCCTATTAGGTAGAAGGTCATTACCCGATCTTAAGGCAACAATCTACTCTGAGATAGTTGAAATGTTGGAAAATGATGACACCTTAATGGAAGGTGAAGATTATGTAACTTATGACAATATATGTAGAGTCTATTTCCCTAAGACTAAGGCTGAAATCTTTAGTAGAACCTGGGGAGATAAGAGATATAAAAAATTCAGATCACTGAAATTATCAATGGCTATTGTGGAAGAAGCTACAGAGAACAACTTCGAAGATAGGCAAGCCATCAGAGAAATAATGCAGCGGTTGAATAGAATCAGTCACATAAAGCAGAATACGCTTATTTTACTCACGAATCCAGACTCTCCAGCTCATTGGATACATAAAGATTACATCGAAAGAGCGCATGAACCTAATGTACATGTCTACTACTCATTGACATCAGATAATGTATTCCTGGACCCCAACTATATTACATTCTTACGTGAGAATCTAACAAAGAAAGAGGCTGATAGACAGTTAAGAGGTATGTGGGTCGAGATCGACTCAGATCGCATATATTACAACTATCAATCAGAGGCTAACTTTAAAAGAGATGAGAAATACCAATTAGACCCACGACAACCCGTGGCAATCATGATGGATTTCAATATTGGGACCAATAAACCTATGTCATGGGCACTAGGTCAAGAAATAGACGGAACATATCACATATTTAAAGAATATCACGCTCAAACAATGAGAACTCACGAGCTATTAGACGAGATGGCTGAAGATGGTGCATTTGAATTACCTGTAAGTTGGGAAGTATTCGGAGATGCGGCAGGTAAGCACAATGATACCAGGTCTCTATGGTCTGACTATGAAATAGTGGAGAGCTTTCTATCTAAGTATCGAACTAAACAAGGTCGACTATTACAGTACAGCCTACACATACCTAAAGCTAACCCACCGCTAAGACGTAGACATAATACAGCTAACGGATTATTCTGTAATGACTTAGATAAAGTAAAGTTCTTTATTTACAAAGGGTGCGAGTGGGTTGACGAAGGCTTTAGATTGACGGAACCTAAGAAGGGTGCAGGTAGAGTAGAAGATGATACCTTACCTCAACAACATGTAACTACAGCAATAACTTATTGGACAGATTATAAAACTTATATATATAGCGACCCTAACAGGTCTGCAATGAGGTCGAAAACATGATTAACAACATACAAGAAAAGCCGCTATCAGATAGAATAAATGGGATACTTGGACAGATTGAAGACTTATCCACATTTTATCAACACAATGAGGATATCTTAGACATTTATGAGGGTAACTTATTGCCATATATAGAAGAGTTAATGTGTGAAACTCTTGATAACAAGTACTACAGCCAGATTAAGCACCGCATACTTCCAATTAACTTCACTCAGAAGATTGTGGATAAGTTAGCTAAGTCTTACAGTGATTCACCTCTAAGGATGTGTGATGATCAAGAATTTGTAGATTTCTACGTTGAGAAAGGGGCTATTGACTCAGCTATGATGCTAGGTGAAGAATATAGTTACTTGAATAGAGGATATGCACTAAAACCTAAGATAACTAATGCAGGTAAGATCAAGATTGATACAATCCCATATGATAAATTCTTAGTTATAGCTGATGATGCTTCAGATAAGACAATGCCTACAGTATTTGTTGAGTTCATGGGTGAGACTGAAAGATCTATAGTTGATGAACAAGGTAGAGCGCAGGTATTAAACTTAGATTGGTATGTTGCATATACAGATAAAGAGATAATCGCTTTCGATGCTCAAGGTACTCAAATGCCTGAGATTACTGAGAAGATTAATCATACCAACCCAATTGGAGCTATTCCCTTTGTGTATGGTAACAGATCAGTATCAAACATCGTGCCGAAACAAGACACCGACTTTCTTAAACTGTCTAAAATCCTACCTCTTATGTTATCAGATATAAATGGTGCCATAATGTTCCAGTGTTTTACACTGATATATGGGATAGATGTTGAGTTTAAAGATGCTAAGTTAAACCCTAACGCTATCTGGGAGCTTGAGTCTAAGAAAGGTGCGGATAAAACAGGTTCGATAGGAACACTACAGCCTACAGTCGATTCAGATAAAGCTATGGATTTCTTCAAGAACATTCTGGCAATGTGGTTAGATTCTAAAGGGATTGATGCTGGATCTGTAACTAGTATGGATAGTTCAAATATTGCAAGTGGTTTATCTAAAGCAATGGATGAAATGGACACCACAGAGGCTAGAAAGAAATCGATTACATATCTACAAAATGAAGAGAAAGAACTATTCGTATTGTTAGCTAAACTGAACAACTACTGGGTGAAAATACCTGAAGCTAAGAATCTTAAGCTTAAGACAGTTAATATTGAGAAGATTGAAGAATCTATAACGATTGAGTTTAAAGAACCAATGATTAAGTTGGACTATACTACAGAGATAGGTAATTCAGTTACAATGCTTCAAAATGGTCTAAGCTACAGAGAGAAAGAGATCAAAAGACTTCACCCATACGCAAGTGAAGAAGAGATCAATCAAATATTCAATGAATATGGAACTGAGAGAACTAAGATAGGTGCACGACCTGTAGAAGAGGTTACTAAAACACCTATCACAGATGAAACACCTGAAATAGAAGAAACTGAGGAGAAATAAATGGAAAATGTAGAAATTAAAGATGTTAAGAAGAAGAAAGCTAAGAAAACAAAAGAAGTTAAGCAAGTTGAGAAAGCTAGTACAGGTATGAATGGTAAGCAGAAGTTTATGGTCCATATTAACAATAAGAAAGCTCAATATGGACACCCTGCTGCATATACGCAAGAGGAAATAAATAAGGCTAAGTAATGGCAGAACAGCAAAAGTTCACAGTCAAAGTATCTAAGAAGTACGACAAAGAAACTAGAATAGCTATTGGATTAGAGATAATCGACAGCATTCTAGCACGTACAGCTAAGGGTAAAGACAAGAAGAACAAGGATTTTGCTGGATACTCCAAGTCTTATACCTCGTCATTTGACTTCAAGTTAGCTGGCAAAGGTAAGAAGCCTAACCTTAATCTATCTGGTGAGATGATGAACTCCGTCACTCTCCTGGAGACGGATGAGGGTGAGATCACGATTGGTATTCCAGACGACGACGAGTTTAACAACTCTAAAGCTGAAGGAAATATCAAAGGTACATATGGCGGTGCACCTAAGCGTGGTAAGAAACGTGACTTCATGGGCATTCCTCGAGGTGACTTAAACGCAATCAAGAGTCAATTCAGTATCAAAACTAAGAAAGATCGAGAGTCTACATCTAACAAAGTATTCAAAGCATTATTAGCTAATGAGGCATCTCAAGAGATAGCAGGTAATTTCCTAAATGTAGAGGAGTTATCTGGTGAGCTTTAGTAATGATGACACAATAGATGATCAAGTTAAAGAGATCCTAGAAGGTAGATTGAATGAAGCGATATCCAAAGAGCTAAATCTAAAATATGCTGATGTCTTAAAAGAAAGGATAGTCAAGAGAACAAGACTAGGTGTCGGGATTGATGAAAGAGGTAATTCCACTAGGCTTAAAGCATTAACCAAGAACTATAAGAAGACAAGAAAAGGAAGCATTGGACTTAGTAGTAGCACGACAGCTGCAAAGTCTAACCTAACTGCAACGGGTCAACTACTTAAAAGCTTAACAGCTGTAAAGATTAAGTTAGAAGATGGTGTGAAGTTTGTAATAACAGTTGGGGACAATAGAGGTCGAAACCTTCAAGGTGGTCCATCTAAAGTCGGAAATAAAAAGATTGTCGAGTATCAAGAGAAGCAAGGACGTAAGTTTCTTGGATTTACTAAGCCTCAATTGAATCAAATCAGTCGGGAAATTAGACAGATAATAATAAAGTTTCTACAATAACTTGACAAGGCACATAGCCACAATCAAAATTAAAGGAGACAAGTATGTCAACTGATCAAACTGGAGAACTCCAGGGTAACAACGTCGAAGGACAAGAGTTAAACCTACAAGAATTGCAGAATCAATTAGCTACAATAGAAGCTAATCTCGAAGCTGAAAAAGCATCCAAGGAACGGATCTTAGCAGAATCTAAGAAGTACAAGGAAGGCTATCAAACTTTTAAAGCTGAGAAAGATGAAGCTGCAACTTTAAGTGCAAAAATGGCAGAAGAAAAACTGAGAGAGAAAGGTCAATATGACGTTCTTTTAAAGCAACGAGAAGAGAGACTCAAGGAAATGGAGTCAGAACTAAACTCTTATAAGGGTGAAGTTGAATCAAGGGATGAAGCAATTCTCAACTTCAGAAAAGCTGCAGCATTTGAAAAACAAGTAGGTGGTAAGCTGAAAAAAGATGCATATTGGAGTCACGTAGACTTTGACAGCATTGCTATTAATCCAGATAATGGACAAATAGATAATCAGAGTCTTTCGAAAGTGGTGGACACGTTCACAAGCGATTTCAAAGAACTCATAGATTATGGAAATATCGGCAATTTACCTAACTCCACACCAGCTGGATCAGGCGCATTGACAGTTGAGCAATGGAAGGCTTTACCGCTTGCCGATAGAAAGAAAAGAATGAGAGATGTCAAAGGACTATAATCTCTTTTAATAATAACCAAAATCAACCACCCATGGAGGGAATATGGCTGTAACAGAATTAGTAGATGTACAAAATCAAGTACGTACTTTCTGGAGTGATTTATTCATGCCAGAATTAAGAGAATCAAACCCACTTTTAGCTTTAGTAGACAAAAGATATGCTGGTGAAATCAGAAAATCTGGTGACACTGTTAGAGTATCTCAAGTAACAAAAGCTGTAGGTGAAACGCTTACAATTGGTGCAGCTGGAGACGACTGTTTCACACCTGAGAAACTAGCTACTGCATTTGTTGACATTAAAGCTGATAGAAGATTTGTAGCTTCTTATGAGTTCGAAGATCTTGTAGACCTTCAATCTCAAATCCATGCTGAAAGATCAGAGATCAGAGAGTCATTACTTGACGCTATGAATACTCAGATCAACAACTACCTTTATAGCCTTATCGCTCCTGTAGCTGGTCAAGCTCTTACAGGTGTTACTGCTATTGATGCAGCAACTTTAAAGCAAGTAAGAGTTATTGCTGGTAAGCAAAAATGGATGAAAAACCCAGGTTGGTATGGTCTTTTAAGTCCGGACTACTATGGTTGTCTTCTTGACGATGTTAAACTTGTATCTTCTGACTATATTAATGATCAGCCAACGGTTGGTGGTGAAATAGTTACTAAGAGATATGGTTTCAATATCATCGAAGATAATTCTGATGGTCTTGCATCAGTTTCACCAACACCAGGTGGACCTTCTGCAATCTTCTTTCACCCTGCATTTATGCATATGGTAACTCAAATGTCTGCTAGATTTAAAGTATCTGATAGACATTCGAACAACTGTTTTGGATTTATCCTTTCAGTTGACCTAATTGGTGGAGCTAAGCTAGGAATTGAGGGTGACAAAATGCACATCTCAGTTGTTGATGCTTAATGACAACCGATCTAAATCACTTTAGATATTTAGAACTAATAGAGGGGGAGTCAGCAATGGCTCTCACTCTTAAGTTAAAAGCAATTAACTTTGCATTCCATTACTTGAAAGTATGGACAGATGGGACTAAGCATTATGCCCATATAAATATGATGCAACCAATGCCAAGAGCATTAAGATTAAAGATAGATAATATTAAGGAGTAGGCTTGCCTAAGTTTCCAATTACTGACTATTCAGAATATAAAGGATTGGAGCGTTTAGACAAAGGTTCTTACACCGATTGTGGGGACGGTACTCCGGCTAAACAAGTTATTATCTGCAACATAGAAGACTTAATAACTACTTTTGAAACAGATATAGCGGACGGAGATATTTCAGCAGTGAAAGCTGTGTACAAAACAATCAATGGGGTAACACTAGCTCAAGACAATATAACGTACTCAGAGGCATCTGTTATCGGTGTTACTTTGACAGGTGCAACCGACGGCAATAAGATTAAGTATCAAGAGATAGGAAAGTTGAGGGATAGTTCATTTACTTTCCCGATTAATGATCAAATATATTTAGGCGCTAATGGCGTCTTAACAAACATACCACCAGTTACG